CATTCGCGCCAGGTTGCCCAGGACCAACGATCGGGCACGTCCGCGACCTGACCCCTGACCCGGCGAACCGGCGGGCCCATAACCCGCGCAACCTGGGGATGTTGGTGGATGCCCTGCAGAAGGTCGGGGCGTCACGGTCCATTGTCGTAGACGAGGACGGGGTGATCCTGGCGGGTAACGGTGTAGTCGAGGCGGCATCAGAAGCGGGGATCACCAAGCTACAGATTGTGGACGCGGACGGTGACACGCTCGTCGCGGTGCGCCGGCGGGGGCTGACGCCGAGCCAGAAGCGGGAGTTGGCGATTTACGACAACCGCACGGCGGAGTTAGCCGAGTGGAACGTCGAACAACTCGCCGCGGACTTGCAGAACGGGGAAGACTTGGCGGCGTTCTTCCTACCGGACGAATTGACGCGGCTCCTCGGCGCGGCCGTGTTGCCGGGTGACGCCGCGTCGCTCCCGATCGGACAGGCCGCCGTGATCGTGCTCTGCGCGACCGAGGCCGAGCAGGAATCGACGTATGCCGCGCTGACGGCGCAGGGCTATACCTGCAAGGTCGTGAACACATGAAGATCACGGTCGACAACCGGTGTACCGACTACGCCGGGTACCGGGCGGCGCGCGTGAAATCCTTGTTCAACGTCGAGAGCGGCGCCAACTTCTCGCTCGAGGCGGACCTGGCGATCGATGACGCGGGCTGGCGCGTCGGCGTGGTCGTCGGGCCGAGTGGCTCCGGCAAGACATCGATCGGGCGCCTGATTTTTCCGGGCGCGATGTACGAGCCGACCGGCTGGCCGGCGGACGCGCCGATCATCGACGCGATTGCGCCGGGCGGCGACTTCAACGCAGTCACCGGCGCGCTCGCGGCCGTGGGGCTCGGGTCCGTGCCGTCGTGGCTGCGGCCGTATCCGGTCCTGTCGAACGGTGAGAAATTCAGAGCGGACCTAGCGCGCGTCGTGGCCGATGCGCCGGCCCGCGTCGTCATTGACGAGTTCACATCCGTCATCGATCGGCAGATCGCCCGGATTGGCGCGCTCGCGTTTCAGAAGGCGTGGCGGCGCACGGCCGGGCAATGCGTCCTGCTTTCGTGCCACTACGACATCCTCGACTGGCTCGAACCCGACTGGATTTTCGACACGGCGACGGGCCAATTTCTCCGGGGGCGGCTTCGGCGACGCCCTGTCATCGACCTCGACATCTGGGAGACGGACTGGCGTTATTGGCCGATGTTTGAACCGCATCACTATCTGAAGCTGCCGAAAATGCCGGCCGCGCGGTGTTACGTGGGGGCCGTCGGTGGCGAGCCCGTCGCCCATCTCGCCGTGTCGTCGATGTCCGCCGGCCGTGGTCGGTTCGAGGCCCGTGCGTGTCGTCTTGTCATCATGCCGGAGTGGCAGGGCGCGGGCCTCGGCGTGCGCTTCCTCAACGCCATCTGTGAACGGTACCGCACCGGCTCGGGGCATCTGTCCAGGCCGGCGACGTCGCTGTTTCATACGTCCCATCCGGGCCTCGTCGCCGCGCTGCGACGGGATCGGGCATGGCGGCAGGTCTCGGCGTCCTTGCACGGCGTAAATAAGGCGCGATCGGCCGCGAGTATGGCGCGGTCACGGACCACGATCGCCGCCGGCTTCGGCGGCCACCTCCGCGCCGTGCAGGGGTTCCGGTATTTCGGGGTGCCATGTGCGTAGTGTCTACGTCTATCCGTCGGACGGCCCGGCCGACGTCGCCTGCCGGCGGGAGATCGTCGCGCGGGCCCCTACGTGGCGCCCCGCGGCCGCCGCGGCCGGGGCCGACCTCGCCATCGCGCCATCGCTCCGCCGCGTCCTACCGGCCGCCGTGGCCGCTGTGCCGGCCCTCGGAACGCTCATCCTCCACCCGTCGCTCCTGCCGCGGCGCCGCGGGCCGGACGCCGTGCGCTGGACCGTGGCGGACGGGGATCCGTTCTCCGGCGTGACGTGGTTCTGGTGCGCCCCGGCGCTCGATACCGGCGACATCTGCGAGCAGGAGGCCGTCGCGGTGCCGCCTGGGATCACGGCCCGGGGCCTCTATGACGGGGTGCTCGTCCCGGCCGCCGCCCGCGCGCTGGGCCGGCTCCTGGACCAGATCGCGCTCGGCTACGTGCGGCGCGTGCCGCAGGACATCGCGGCGGCGACCACGCAAAGCTGGCACCCGTCCCGGTGTGGGCGGGTCGCATGAAAGGCCGTAAGCCGGAACCCTCGGCGCTGAAACTCCTCCGCGGGTTGCCCGGAAAGCGGAAGCTCAGCGACGACGAACCGCAGCCGGCGCCCCTCGTCGACCTCACGCCGCCCGCCTTCTTGGAGCCAGAAGCCCAGGCGGAATGGCGGCGCCTCGCGCCCATCCTCGAGCGGAACCGCGTCCTGACGGAGATGGACTTAGATGCGCTGTTGTTCTACTGCACCGAGTTCGTGAAGTGGCGTACCGCGAGTGCGCAGATTGCGAAGTTCGGCATGGTCATCAAGGGCAAGGGCGACCTCCCGATGATTACCCCCTACTCGCGGATTGCCGACAAAGCCATGACGCAGATGCGGGCCCTGCTGACCGAGTTCGGGATGACGCCGAGCTCGCGCGCGCGCGTGCATGTGCCGACGAAGACGGAGCAGCCCGCCGTCTCCAAGTGGGTCGGGCTCAAGTGACGCAAGCCGAGCGCGCGATTCGCGTGATTGGAAACCTGACCCACACCAAGGGGCCGTTCGCGCTCGAGCCGTTCAATCTCCGTCCGTGGCAACTGCGCATCCTGCGGCAACTCTTCACCACGGGGAAGGACGGGCGGCGGGTGTATCGCCAATGCCTCCTGATGCTGCCCCGGAAGAACGGGAAGTCCGAGCTCTGCGCGGCGCTGGCGATTTACTTCCTGATGTTCGACGGGGAGATTGGCGGGGAAGTGTATTCCGCGGCGGCCGACAAGGACCAGGCGGCGCTGGTGTTCAACGTCGCCGCCCAGATGATCCGCAACGACCCGGAGCTCGAGGCGCAAGTCGAGATCATTGATTCGCAGAAGCGCATCGTGCACCGGGCCAGCAACAGCATTTACCGCGCGATTTCCGCGGAAGCCTACTCCAAGCACGGATTCAACGCGTCGGTCGTGATTTACGACGAGCTCCACGCGGCACCGAGCCGGGACTTATGGGACGTGCTGTCGACGAGCCAGGGCGCGCGGGCGCAGCCGCTGATGATGGCGATTACGACGGCCGGCTTCGACCGCCACTCGATTCTGTGGGAACTCTACGCGCACGCCACGAAGGTAGCGGAGAACCCGTCGCTTGATCCGTCGTTTCTGCCGATTCTCTACGAGGCACCGATCGGCGCGGACTGGACGGACGAGCGGGTGTGGAAGAAGGCAAACCCGGCCCTCGGGGACTTCCGGAGCCTCGAGGAAATGCGGATCGCGTGCGCGCGGGCGCAAGAAATTCCGGCGCAGGAGAACACGTTTCGGCGGCTGTATCTCAACCAGTGGACGGAGCAGGCGTCGCGCTGGTTGGCGCTGACGGCGTGGGACGCATGCTGTGTGGTGACGGCATGATTTGGGCGATTCTCGTGCTGGTCGTGTTGTTCGTTTGGCATTGCCCGATTTTCAAACCGTGGTTTGGTTTTCGTCGGCCGCGTGGTGCCAGGGGGAAGTGGTTTACATGACGCGCGCAGAGTATCGCGCCGCGCTGAAGGGCCGCCGCTGTTACCTCGGGCTGGACTTGTCGAGCACGAAGGACTTGACGGCGCTCGTCGGCGTCTTCCCGGACGACGACGGCTTCGACGTCCTGGCGCAATTCTTCGTGCCCAAAGACAGCATTCAGGAGCGCGTGAAACGCGACCGCGTGCCCTACGACCAGTGGGAACGCGACGGCTTCCTGATCGCCACGCCCGGAAACGTCGTCGACTACGACTACATTCGCCAGACCCTGAAGGACTGGGCGGCGGAGTTCGCGGTGCGCGAGGTGGCGTTTGACCCCTGGAATGCCACCGACCTGGTGACGAAGCTCCAGGAGCAGGACGGGTTTACCTGCGTGCCGATGCGCCAGGGGTTTGTCTCGCTCTCCGCGCCGACGAAGGCGCTCGAGAAGGCCGTGCTCGGGCGCACGCTGCGCCACGACGGCCACCCGGTGCTCCGCTGGAATGTCTCGAATGTGTCGGTCGAAACAGACGCCACGGGGAACCTGAAGCCGTCGAAGAAGGTGTCCACGGAGCGCATTGACGGCGTCGTCGCGCTGATCATGGCGATCGATCGCATGGAGCGGAACAACTCGACGAAGGCCCCGGTCTACCAGCTTCTGGTGTTGGGAGGTGGCCCGCGATGACCGCGAGGCGCCCCGGCCGCCCGCCGCTCGACGCCGACGATCCGTCCGTCAAGGTGAGCATCAGTCTGCCGTCCCGACAGTTCGACGCGATCTGCGCGCGAGCCCTCCGCGACCACATCAGCATCCCCGAAGCGATCCGCCGAGAGCTCGAGCGGAAAAACACGAAGAAATAGGCGGCCAGCGTAAGGCACTGCAAACTCAAGCGGTGAAGCGCGCCTACTCGCTCCTCACCCTCAAAAGCATCGACGCCGAGCAGCGCGTCATCACCGGCCTGGCCACGTCGGCCTCGACGGACCTGATGGGCGACGTCGTCGAACCGAACGGCGCGCAGTTCGCCCTGCCGATTCCGCTCCTGTGGCAGCACGATTCCAAACAACCGATTGGCGAGGTCTTCGCGGCGAGAGCCACGACGGCCGGCATCGAGATCCAGGCCCGCATCGCGCAGACGGACACGCCCGGCGCCCTCAAGGATCGCCTCGACATGGCCTGGCAGTCGATCGCGCTGAAGCTGGTGCGCGGCCTGTCCATCGGGTTCAAGAGTCTCGAAGAGTCCTACGACAAAGCGACTGGCGGGTTTCACTACCTGCAGTGGTTGTGGCTCGAGCTCTCGGCCGTGACGATTCCGGCGAATGCGGACGCCTCCATTCAGACCATCAAATCGCTCGACGTCGGCCTCGCCGCGCCTGGCACGCCGGACGACGTCCCAACTCTCAAACCGGCCGGCGTTTCGGCCTCATCGCGCGTCGTGAAGATGCGCACGGAACGCCCCATGAAGAAAAGTTACGCCGATCAGATTGCCTCCTGGGAAGCCACGCGCGCCGCGAAGACCGCCCGCATGGACGAACTCCTGACGAAGTCCGGCGACGCCGGCGTCACCCTGGACGAGACTGAGCAGGACGAGCACGACACCCTCGCCGTTGACGTCGAGAAGATTGACGCGCAGCTCGTCCGGCTCCGCGCTGCGGAAGCGCGCGAGAAGACCGCCGCAAAGGTCGTGCACGGCGACGACACCGAGAAGGCCGGCCGGTCGCGCGCGGGCCAGGTGATCACCGTCGAAAAGAAACTCCCGCCGGGGATTGGCTTCGCCCGTTACGCGATGTGCATTGCGGCATCAAAGGGCAGCCGTCTCGAGGCGCTCGACCTCGCGAAAACGTACTATCCGGATGACTCGGCCGTCCGGACCATGATCGAAAAAGGCGCGATTCCCGCCGGCAACACCCAGACGGCCGGGTGGGCCTCGGAGCTCGTCCCCTACAACCTGATGGACGACTTCATCGAGTATCTGCGGCCGCGCACGATTCTCGGGAAGTTCGGACAGAACGGGATTCCGGCGCTGCGCAACGTGCCATTCAATACGCGCGTGTCGGGCGCCTCGGCGGGGCTCACCGGGTACTGGGTGGGAGAGGGCCTGCCGGTCCCGCTCTCGAAGATGACGACGATCACGACCTCGCTCACTTGGGCGAAGATCGAGGCGCTCGCCGTCCTGACGAAGGAAGAGGTGCGCTTCTCGAATCCGTCCGCGGAGTCGAAGGTGCGCGACGATATCGCGCGCGCCATCATCGCGCGCATGGACATTGACTTCATCGACCCGGGCAAGGCCGCAGTGGCGAACGTGTCACCGGCCTCGATCACGTTCAACACCACGCCGATCGCGCCGACCGCGGCCACGGCGGCGGCGTTCCGCACGGACTTCGCGACGCTGCTCGGCACGTTCGCGACGCTCCTGCTGGATCCGTCTGACATCGTGATCGTGATGTCGACCGTCGAGGCGCTGAACCTGTCGCTGATGATCACCACGCTCGGCAACCCGGTCTTCCCGGGCCTGACGATGGCGGGGGGCACCGTGCTCGGCTTCCCGGTGATTACGTCGGAAGCGATGGTCGCGCTTGGCTCGCCGGACGAGGACATCATCGTCGCGGTCAAGGCCGGGGACATCTACCTGGCGGACGACGGCGTCGTCACGGTGGATGCCAGCGATCAGGCGTCGCTCGAAATGCTCGACTCGAGCCTCCTGCAGACCGGCATCGTCGGCACGGGCGCCTCGCTCGTGAGCTTGTGGCAGAACGGCCTGCTCGGCATCAAGGCGAATCGCGAAGTGACGTGGAAGCTGCGGCGCACCGGCGCGGCGCGCTACCTCGGTCCGTGTCTCTATCGCGCGTAAGTTCGGTCTGACGGGGACGGCCCTGGCCGCGCTCGGCTGGGCCGTCCCTGATGCTTTGACCCTGCGTTGAGGGGATCCGCGATGAAGTTTCGAGCCCTGAAGGAATGCCCGCAAGGGCAGATGCCCGGCGACGTCTTCGAGGCCACGGAGGACGCGGGCGCCGTGCTCGAGTCCGTCGGCGCGGCCGAGCGGATCGTCGAGGCCGAGTCCGTCGCCGCGAAGGACAAGAAGCTCTACAAACG